CCTATCAGGGCCCGGATCATTTAGAGCCTATGCCGTATTGCTTCTCGCTTGGTTGTACCGCTTTAAGTAGCGGACCTACGAGGCCGGCGATAAAGGCATTAGCTAATACTTTTGGATCAGTAATACCCGACATATACAAAGCTGCTACGGATGCGAGCGCTGCTCGTGCATATGATTTAGCTGCTGCTTCTAATTGTTTTTTATTCATTTTTTAATCCTAACTTTTCTATCAGTTGTTTAGCCTTAGTAGCCGATACCTCTACCTCAAAGTGCATATCGTCCGGCCTGCTCTTAAAGTCCCCGCCCCACTTAAGGCCGTACTTTTTAGCAAGGGCTCTAATCATTGGGATTTTTTCAGCCGGGAAAGTGTCGTACTTTCCTAGCGGATGCTTAGTAGCGTTGAGATCGATAGCGGTACCGGAGGAGTGGCACGATAATTTTGTAGGGTTGCCTCGCACCATGCGATAGGCATATGCCCAATCGTCAAACGTGCCCTCGTCGATCGGCTCGATTAGCTCGTGAAATTCAGCCGCGAAGGCTGCGAGTAGTGGCCCCACACTCTCAGCACATCGCAGCTTACGATCCGTACCCTTTACGGGGTAGGACTTTATTTTTATCTCGGCCGGATCTTTAGAGGCCGGGTATCCGTTGTAGCTTGTCTCCATTACAAGCCAAGGGCTGCTAAATCATCAAGCGTTAAACCTAGTGCCGTAAGTTTTGCTTGAGCAGCTTGTTTTGCCGAAACGATCTCGGCATCTTTCTCAGCTTTCCAAGCATCATACTGAGCAAAGCCTGCCTCAAACTCTGCCCTAGTAATTGGCTCACAATCGATAAACTGAATACCATCGTAATCATCACCGACAATTACCCAGCCATTCGGGATTAGCATACCTAGTACTTCTGCGCCTGTTGCCATGTTAAGCACCTATTTCCATAAGAATAATTGTTGCGGTGTTATCTGATGCTCCGTTTAATGTTACCGAAGCCGCGTTTGTTGGATTTTGGAATTGTGTTTTATAAATTGTTGCAGATGTTGTAGATGGAGAGTCTAAATAAACCATCGACATCGTACCTACTTTTACCTGTGCCACATCGGCTAGATACTCAGCCGTGGATAACTTTACGATGGAAGTGCCGGCGCGTAATAATTGGATTAGAGCCCAGTTAGCGCTATTACTTGCATCTTTTTTAATACCTGTATGAGTAACAAAAACCAAAACTTTGCTAGAGGTTGCGCTTGGCGTTATCGTTGCAGTTAAACCCGTATCAACATAAGAAAAAGTAGAGCTAGAGATAGCGGTGGAGGTCGTTCCCATTACTACCTGCAACACTTTGCCGCCGCCGGCAGCGGCCGCCCACTTTAGCCCGGTTGCTTCGGTTGAGTCTGCCGTTAATACGGTGCCGTTAGCTCCGACGGCTAAACGTGCAACGGTATCGGCTGCGGTTGCAGCTACTAAATCACCTTTAGCATCGACAATAGATTTTGCGATAGCGCCATTGGCTAGATCAAAAGTAGTCTTAACCGAGTTAGCCGTTGCAGCTAGTGTCGTAGATGTACTAGAGGTTGAGTCTGAAAGCTGCACCGCTCCAAGGTTTGAGGTAGTACCGCTTAAAATACCGACCGTTACCGTGCCACTAGTGCCGCCACCTGTAAGAGGGCTAGTAACTGTTACGCCCTCGATGTCACCCGTAGCACCTGAGGCGGCCCAAGCGGATCCGGTGTAATACCAAAGCGAATTATTATCTCGCGTATAGGCAAACTGACCCTCTGCCGGTGCGGTAATAGCCGCATCTCGAGCCGCCGCATCTGCGAATACGTTAATACCTTGCATGAGGTAGCCGTTTACGTCACCGGCGGTTAATACCTCACCTGTTGTAAAGGTCTTAAAACCTTGACCAGCTGCCATAACCTGCTCCTTAGTATGCTAATACGGAGGTATCGAGCACTCCGTATAATGATGAGTTTAGTATAAAGCCGTCGATAATCGGCTCTAGTGTTGTAAATGTCGTTTTCCATGAGTTAGGCGTTACGCGGTGTACTACGCCAAACACTTGTAAAGTCTGTTGCAAAGTCGAGTTACCAGGCTGATTAGTCGTAACCTCTACCGGGTCAAAAAAATCTAGGCTAAGAGCTGCAAGGATGCCATCGTTATAATCGTCCATATATAAATCAAGCTCGACCGCATCGCATCGAGTACGAGTATCTTTACGGCTTGCTACGTAGGCTCGCGCATAATCGAGTGCGGCTTGGTCGGTGTCCATTACTAAATTTTGTTGGTTATATGAGTGCACAAAGTACTCATCGATAGAGTCTTGATCCTGAGCAATCTGAGCCGTACCGCCGATCTTGGTAATAGAGGCAGAGTTATATACCTGCGTATCATCTAAGCGCCATACGGCGTTAAAGTAATTTATATCGGTGCCGTCGTCATTAAAGCGAGTTACGGGTAAAACTTGAGAGTCGATACAAAAGGCGCGATCCTTAAGTTCTACCGATCCTCGAGCGTTAATATAGATAGCGCCGTACTCAGAGATGGTCGCGGTCTGTAAAGCGTTAAGAGCGGTGCGAGGGTTGCCCGGGTCTGCCTGAAAGATGGTATCGCCGTATTGGATCTCACGCATTGATGGAGGCCACGCGATCTCATCGAGGATAGCGTTTACACGTTCGCCCGGTAAGTCACCGGCTGAGGCTAAAGTAATAGTAGAGACTTGGCTATTTTGGAATAGTCTAAAAGCATCTACCGCCGTGATAGTAGTGTATACGACATCGGTAGCCATCTTAGGCGTAGTAGTTGTATAGCTAGTAATAAAACCGCTAAACATCGGATACTCGATACCCTGATAAGTACCCGTAATCTGTACCTTACGCATCGGAGTAAGTAAGCCGTAGTAAGGCCCTGCCGCATTTTGAGGATTAAAGTCGCCATTTTGATCGACGATACGCAGAGTTAGCGTACCTGTTTGGAAAACGTCGGCCTGAGCATTACGGCCTCTCATTGTAGTAATACCGTCTACTTGATTAGATACGTCTACGATCAAAGCCTGAGAGTCTGCAAGGATATTAGTACCTAATTGGCCTGCTCCTAGGATCATAGCTTGAGCAAAAGCCGGGCCCGTAGAAAAGTTAATAACCGCGTTAATCGTAGGGACGGTCATAGGATGCCTGCCGTAGTAAGAGGGTCGCCGCCTCGGTTTAAGCGTTGGATCGTATCCTGCACGAGAGTAGTAAATTCGTCCTGTTGCGCGATAACCCCGGCGCTAATATTTATATTATAAGTAGGAGGGTACCCACCGCCGTAATTCATGTAAGGGCTATAACCGCCTAGATCGTTTTGCTGACTTGGAGTGAGGCTACTGTAAAACTCTGTAGCGCTTATATCGCTGCCTAGTAAAGAGGTGGCCGCCGCGGTAGCCGTTACCGTGTCCAAAATAGTTTTAGTAGAGATTACCGGGCCGGTTACGAAATTAGTGCCACCAATATTAGTTAGCCCTGAGGATCCTGCACCTGTCCCTACCTTGCTTAAAAGGTTTAGGTAATCTTGTAGCGCCTTAAGCCGAGCTTCATCGGCTCGCTTTTGTGCGGCGGCTACGCGATCAATCATAGATAGCTCCTCCGACTCGCGTAGCCTTGTAAGGGTTAAAGCTGCGTTAGTAGTTTTGCTTAAAGAGGCAAGGCGAGCGATCTCGGTTAGTTGTATCTGTACGCGCTCGCTATAACTTTCTTTAGCTGCTAAGTCACCGGCTGCCGTAATAGCTGCGTTATATTTACCAAAAGCGATATCGCGTAAACGTTCCTTTTCGCTTTCTGCCATCTTGCTATCGTTAATACCTTTTAGCTCCGTCAATAGCTGCGTGTTAAGAGCTGAAAGAGTTGTCTCGCTGATCTGAGTAATGCCGGCTAGTTTGGCCATGTCTGCATTTTTTTGCAGAGCTGCGAGCTCACCGATTTTACGTAACGCTAGATCGCCGTTATCCTCCTCGATAGCCTGTAAAGCCTCAAGGCGTAGGATCGTTTCCTTATCATAAGTAGCGCGTAGAGCCGCAGCGATCGAGATGCGGTTAGTGTCAAATACGGCCGCAGCCTTTGATAACGAAAGTTTATTTTTCTCTGCTAGTTGCGCTTTTTTCTGTAAAGCGATGAGCTCTTTTTGGCGCTTAAGAGCCTCTTTGTCCATCTTAGTTTTCTCAGTTTGGCTCTGAAAATTCTTAAGATCCGCAGGTAAGCCCTGAGGGAAACCACCTTGGCGGCCTAAAACTATATCTACATTTCGACGTAAAGCACCGATCGAAAACCTACCGAGATAATTCTTAAGAGCTCTACCGGCATCCTCTAAAACACCTGCGCCCGGGATACTAGAAAATAAATTACCAAGCTCTTTAGCTAGGTATGCCGTGTTAGTGATAAGGCCCGAGATAGAGTCGGCTGCGCCATCGACTTTATCGATCAGTTTATCCATACCGCCGGCGGATGTACCTAGAGAGGTTACGAGAGCTCCGCCGATCTGCTCGCTTGCCTGCTCTGCCGCGATCTTAAGGCGAGCTATCGATCCTGCGTAAGAGTCTGCCGCGTTTTTAGATTGGCCTGCGTATTGTGTCGCGATAAGTTTTTCTATCTCAAGATATGACTTACTCGCTAACTCTGCCTGAGTTAAACCTAAATTTAATTGGCGTAAGCCTTTTAGATTACCTACGTATGCCTGACTTAAGATTTTTGTAGCTGATACGAGATCCATACCCGTACCGGCACTTACATCGAGTGCGGTGTTGAGCATCGATTGAGCGATAGTGGTAGATCTAGTTACCTGAGCTAATTGGATAAATGAGGGTTGGAGTACGTCGCGATTAACACCGGTAGCCTTTTCTATAGCATCGATGTAACCCTCTGCCTCGGCGGTAGCAAAATTAAAACCTAAGTTACGTAAAGCGGTATCGAGGCGCTTAGCCTCTGCGATCTGCTCGCCATAAGCTGCTACGGCTTTTTTAGAGTAACTTAAAAGAGCTGCGGCGCTAAAAGTTACGCCAAGGGTACGCCCTAAATTTTTTACGGTTTTCTCAAAACCTTTAATCTGATTAGAGCCTTTAGATAAGGCTTTACCGTTCCACTCTGCGGCGGCCGATACAATTAAATTAGGTAACGCCATTATGCGGCCAATGCGTAAGTGGCCATACCGTAACGGCCATTATTAAAGTTATCTACGGTTTTTTCTATAGCTCTATAGACGGCATCTTGAGCCTTGCCTTGGTCCTCTTTCCAAGCGCGATAAATCATACGACCGCGCTCGGCTTGCTTGTCTCCGTAGAGTGGACCCATACGGCTAATAAAGTGAGCGCCTGCGCCCGGGTTATTAGATCGGCTATTAGGATCACCGCCCGGGTTTTTACGTCCGGCGGTTTCATAAATGGCACCGGCGGCAGATTTATTAGCTACAAAGTAGAGAGCTTGCCATCCGTTACGGTTTTTCTTGCTAGGAGCCTGAGAATAATAAATACCTTTTTTAACGGTCTCGGCATCATAAAGTGGAAACATACGTAAACGACCCTCAGTATTAAAAGTCCTAAACATCGAGTTACGTGCGGTTATGGTTTTACCTGCGCTGCCCTCTCGCCACATATAAAGATTATCGGGCTGAGGACTTGGCGCGTAGCCTCGTGCCTTGTCCCGGATAGGCAACATAGCCGCACGTACCTCGGCGTTCATCTCTTTTAACATTTCAGGATCAAGCCTACGGAGAGCTTTAACGGTTTCGCGTACGCCTTTTATAGCTACCGGCATTTTTATTAGCCTCCTCCGCTTGCTCGTTTAATACCTTTACTAACATCTTAAACATCTCGGCATCTAAGTCGAGTATCGCTTGAGGCGCGACCCC